ACCACTTCGGCCAGTTCAAGTTGCGCGTGCGACATGTCACGCAGGGCGATCTGCGGCGACCCCCGCTCGATCATCTTGCCGAACTTGTTCGCCGACCAGAAGCCCGCAGGTTCGTCGACAAGCACTAGGCAAGTCGTCGGCGCGGGTGTCATGCTGTCGTGCCCTAGCCCTTGCCGAAAACCCATCGTGCAGCCTCTCTGATAGCGGGTTGCGTCAGGGCATTCCCAACAGCGGAACCCGTGCGTCATCACTAGCCGGGCGTAGTCTCGCCAGACGACCCGGCTGAAGTAGGGGGGAAGCCAAGCCCCATGACCGCCGTAGCGATCGGCGACACGTCCGCCCACGACAGCCGCAGCAGCCACGCCCGCCGCTCGGCTTCGGTGCCGCCAGCAGGGAACGCAGGCGTGAAGTCTTCGCTGCCTTCGACGCAGGCGACCAGCAGCCCGATGTGAAGCGCGATCGTGGCTTCGAAGGCGTCGGGTTCGGTCGCCCGCACGCCCGCACCGTGCCGCTGCAGCGCTGCCATGTAGCGCGCCCCCTCCAGTGCGTTCGGTTCACGCGCTAGCAGCGTGCCAGTCTGACCTTTGCTCTTGACCGTGATCTTGTGCTGTTCGACGAACTCGATTGCCATGCGTTGCCCTTGCGACGAAGGTGGTGGGGTGGGTGCGCCGACTGGCGGCCCGTTAGGAGTTGAACTTGATCGACATGACCGTCGTCTGACCGCTGTTCGGTATGCCGCCGAACTTCAGACCGATGTTGCGGTAGCCGTTCGCATCGCCAGGCGCAGGCCATTCGATCAGCTGCGGCTCTGACAGCGTGAAGATGATGCTGTTGTTGCCGATCGCCAGCGTCACGATCAGGTCGTAGGTCGCGCTGATCGTGTTCGCCTGGGCGTCAGTCCAGTCCGGCTGCACCGTTTCGGCGAAGTTCGCCACTTCGACCGCGATCGTCGGGTAGGTCGTCAGGGCGATGAAGCCAAGCCCGAACCCGAAGGCCTGCCGCGTGTCCATCACGTCGCTGATCGCCCACCCCGTGTCGACCGTCACCTTCGACAGTGCGTTCGTGTCGGCGCCGAAGAAGCCCGTCAGCGACATTGACGCGTTCTGACCGATCAGCGGAGGCTGAGGCTTCGGCGTCACCGTGTATTGCTCAGGGTAGATCGGCACCGTGTTGCCGCTGCTGCTGACGTTGACCCACTTGCCCTTGATCGTCCAGTCGATCATGATCTTGCCGCCCGATTCCCAGCTGATCTTCGGCACGCAGATGCAGTCGAACGCGTCGTACCGCTTGCCGTTCGACTCTTCGTAGGTGATGCTGAACGGCTGCACCGCGTAGGTCTGCGTGGCCCGGTCAACGTCGGCGAAGAAGTACGGCTGCACCGTCAGCAGCGTGTCGGTGTTCGGCAGCGTGATCGCCCACGGCGACGCAAGCCACAGCGCTGCCAGCTGCGATGCCGCCGTCGTGATGTACGCCGAGTTCGGCCCTTGCGCCTCGTCGAACCGCCAGAAGAGTTCGGTCTGCAGGGTGATGTCCCAACCGATGCCGCCCGTGACCGCCGCCTGACCGCCGCCGAACGGGGTGTAGATGTCAGTCCGTTGAATGATGCCAGCGCCGCGCGGGGCGAACTTCGGCGTGCCGACCACGCGGATCGCGTTCGTCGCCGACGCGGTCGGGTCGTCGAAGGTGCCGAGCGCCGACTGCGTTTTGATGAAGACAGCGCTTGTGTTACTCGCGATCAAGTACGACATTTTGTTACCTTGCTAGGCTGCGGCGCTGAAGCACCTGAATTGAAGCACGAACGGTCTGTTGAATCAACGTCTGCCCGGTGTCGTCTTCGCCGACCACGAAGTCGACAGGCGTCAGACCCGACGACGGCAGGCAGTTGTAGATCCCGGTCGCCACGAAGTTCGGCGTCGACTGGTTGCGCGCGTCGTAGTTGATGAAGCCGTAGGTCGCCGAACAGAGAATCATGACGATGCCTTCGACGTAGGCCCGCACCGCCGTTTCGTAGGCCTCGATTGTGAACGGCTGCACCGTCGTCAGCGGGTGCGCCCCGGTGTTGTCGTAGTACCCCCAATCGCTGCAGACGCTGACCTCCAGTTCGTGCGTCTGGTCGAGCGCGCCGAGGGCGTCAGTGATCAGCCCGTCGGTGCGGATGACCGTCAGCCCGACCTTCGGCTGCGATTCGGCAGTGAAGAGCGAGCGCTGCGACGTGAAGATGTTCCCTGCCACCGGCGACGGCAGGCCAGGGGCGCCCATCGCCGTCAGCCACGCGCTGTCGCAGACCGTCGACCAGTTCGCGATGACAAGCGCCTTCGCCGCGTTCGCGACGACCTGCGCGCCGTTTGCAGTTCCGGCGATCACGGGCGACCCTGCGCGCGGGCGAAGTTGATCCGGTCAGCCAAGCCGTCAGTCGTGATGCCGACCTTCTTGCCTGCCGACTGCATCATCGCCGTCCTGTTCAGCTCCTTCTGCACCCCGTCCGCGAAGGGGCGACCGAACCGAACCAGCGGGCGCTTCGGGGTCGGGATCGTGACTGTGCCGCTCTTCTTGCGCGACGTCTTGCGCGTGTAGGCGCCGATCCCAAGGTTGTGGTTGCGGGCGTAGGGCAGCGACGTGCCGAGTTGCACCGACGTGCCGCTGACGTCGTAGACGTAGTTCGGATGATTCGTGACCGTCATCGACGGGTAGAGCCGTTCGTGCGCCGCCGGTGTCGACGACCTGGGCGTCGGCGTCCACCGCAAGATCCCGCCCTGCTCGATACGCTTGACGCCTAGCGACCACCGCTTGATCGGCAGCCAGTAACGCTGCTCCTGCCGGGTGTATTTCGGCCAGTCGGCGCCCGTTGACTGCCCTTCGGTCGCGAACATGACCTTGCGGCTGTCAGCCCACAGCAGGCTGATCGGCCCGCCCTTGCCCGCCCAAAAGGCCTTCCAGTCTTTCGCGTTGCGGATCGCCGCTTCTAGCGCGCCCGTCGCCTTGCCTGTCTCGTCGTATAGGATCAGACTGAAGCTTGACACGTCGACCCCCTCACATCTTGTCGACGGCAGCGTTGATCGCCAGGCGTGACCCCGACTGAATCGACGCGCGGTAGATGTCGCCGGGGTAGTCGGCGTTCGAATGCATGATGTTCGCCGACGTGACCGACACGGGCCGGGTCGACCCCATGTCTTGCGGGATCTCGCGCAGCCGCTTCATGACCGCGTCAGCCTCTTCGTCGAGCCGGTCTGCCATCGTCTGACTGTTCTGATTCCGCAGCCGCAGCACCTGCGCCGACAGCCGCAAGATGATGTATCTCTGCGCCGTGCGATACATCGCCAGCGTCGGGTTGTTGTTCAGCGCCTGCACCGCGACGCCCATGCCGTAGAGGAAGGCGCACAGGTCGGCAGCGTGGTCGTCGATGATGTCTTGCGCCTGCGTCAGCGTCGGCGCGCTGGTCGTGTCGTAGGCGAAGCGCGGCACGTAGCGGCCCACGTCAGCAGGCACGACGCCGAAGGTGTAGTAGTCTGCCATCTTGTGCCTCCCTTGACAGAAGGGCGCCGCAGGGAGGGGCTGCGACGCGCTTCTGACAAGGGGCGAGCCGAAGCCCGCCCCCTACGCCCTTAGGCGCTGATGCCAGTGGCCAGACGCGCCCACTTGTTCGCGGTGCCGCCGAGCACGACCACGCCGTAGTCGCTCTCGACATGCATCGCGATGCCCTTCGGGTTGTTCGTGTCGTAGCTGTAGATCTGACCGAGCGCCGCGTTCGGGTCGGGCGTGAAGGTCTGCAGGAAGCCGCTGTCGCCGTAGGCCTCGGCGACCTTGAAGATCGACACGTCGCCGTCGGTCAGGACGCTGACGCCCGTCTGCGACGCGTTCGTCGGCAGGTACTGCGGCAGGATGACCAGGTCGAGAGGCACGATCAGGCGGGAGGCGAAGAAGGCCTTCAGCTGCGTCATGTCAGACGCACCGGCGCGGTACTGCGCCGTTCCGCTGTCGTTCGACGCGATGCCATAGCCCATCTGGAAGACCTCGTTCTTGCCGAGCAGACGGTTCGCCGTGGTCAAGTTGCAGGTCGCAACCCAACGGCCGCCCTCGATGTCGCAGCCGTCAGCCGCCGAAGCAAGCAGAAGGTTGTTGAAGGTCTTCTGCAGCTGCGCCGACGCGATGCCGCCGTCGGTGACCGCCGTGCTGCTGCCGTAGTTGGCAGACTGGCGAAGCGCGTAGCCGGTGATCGCAGCGTGGTGCTGGCGACCCTGAATCGACAGCTTGTCGGCGTACCGGGCAGTGATGTCTTCGCCGCGTGCAGCGAACTCGTCGATCTGCTTCAGCGTGAAGACGTTGAAGCCCCAACGGTAGATCGACGCCTGATAGGCAGCCGACGTGATGCGGAGGCCGCCGGGCGAAGCGGGGGTGTCGTAGTCGACAGCCTGAATCGCCTGCGCGCCGGTCGCCGAAACCGTCGAGTAGTCGCCGCCAGGCAGCGCGTCGTTCTCGGCGAAGTAGTGGTAGAAGCCCTGACGGGTCGGCACCTTGACGATGGGCGAAAGCTCCATCGACTGCGTGCCAGCAGCGCCGGTGCGGAAGAGCGAGATCCGCTGAAGTACGCCGGGGCGCAGGGCGCCGGTATTGACACCAACTGACGGGAACGCAAAGGCCATGATCTATCTCCGGTCGAAGAGCGCCCGCGAAGGCGCGGGTTGTGTTAGGGGGCGATGTACGAGACGTACTGGGGTTGAAAGCGAATCAGGCACTGCTCGCCAGCGGCAGCGTTCGTCAGGGCAAGCCCCCAAAGCCAGTCACCCTGCGCGGGTGATTGCGAGTTCGTGCCAGTGAAGGTGCCGTCTTGCTCGACGTTGTCGATTACAACGAACTCGCCCACCGCGATGCTGCTGCTGCTGCTGACCTGCACCTGCACCGTGCAGCCGAGCATGTCGACGAACTCCACCGACGAACCGCCGATCAAGCCGGGGTAGGTCACGCCGTCTTCAGAAGGCCCGCCCACCGTGACGATGCCGTACGGAACGTACTGCGTTGACGGCGCAATCGCGACAGCGCCCTGCCCCATCAGCGTGACGCCGCAGCCTTCTTTGCCAGACAGGTCTTCGTTGATCGTGAAGATCGCGTTCGGCGTCTTGTAGGTGGTGTAGCCTAGTGCCATCGTCGACCCCGTTCCGTTAGGCTGCGATGTAGGGCGCGAAGCGAAGCACGAACTGGCCGGACGCGGCGCAGTCGGTCAGGGCAAGGCCCCAAACGAACGTGCCAGCGGTCGGGTTGTTGTCGGCCTTGAACCGACCGTCAGCCGTGGTCGCGTCGACCTGAATGTAGTCGCCAGCAGCGACGGCAGCGGTCGCCGAAGCAGACACCTGCACGACGCAGCCGAGCGCGTCGACCAGCTCCAGTGCCGACTGCGCGATGACGCCCTGCGCCTTCGTCGTCGAGTTCGTCGAAGCCCAGTAGGTGCCATCGACAGAGGCGCAGCCGACGACGACAACGCCGTAGGGAACGGAACCCTGCGTCACCGCCAGGCTGACGACGCCCTGCGCGTCAAGCTTCAGCGCGCAGCCTTCGCTGCCAGAAAGGTCTTGAGCGATCTTGTTGATCGCGTTCGGGGTCTTGTAGGTCAGATTGCCAAGTGCCATGATCGATCTCCGTCAGTGTCCGCGTCAGCGGGTAGGTTACTTGCCGAGGCCAGAAGCGCGACGCTCGCGAACGCTGTCAGGCATCCGGCTGTAGCGGATCCACGAAGCGGCCTGCCAGTGCGCGATGTTCTCTTTGTCCGCCAACTCGCAGATCCGCTCCCACTGCTGGTCGTCGGTCAGCGCGTCGAACTTCGCGTAGTTCGTCAGGCACTCGGCAAGGTTGGCGTCGGCAGACGTGCGGGCGATGGGCGCCACCGTGCGAGCAGCGACAGGCGCGGCAGCAGCCGGTGCAGCCTTCGACCCGCCAAGGTCGGCAAGCAGGGCTTCGAACTTCGTGCCGCCCTGCAGGAAGGCGTCGGCAAGCATCGCCTCCGTCGCGGCAGACACCTTGCGGGCGCCGAGACGCTGGCGAACAGCCGATGCAGCGAAGGCGCGCTTGGCAGCCGCCAGTTCGCGCTTCAGCCTGCCGTTCTCCGACAGCAGAGCCTCGTCTTCCTTCTTCTCCAGCTCGGCAGCCTTCTCCAACTCGGCAGCCGCTTCGGCGTCGGGCGCGTCGGCAAGGTCGGGGTCGGCTTCGTGCTCGGCCTTGTGCATGTCAGGGAACAGCTTCGCCATCAAAGCCTCGATCGCCGCAGCGTCAAGCCCGGCGTCGGCGCAGTAGGCCGCACAATCTTCCATCGTCATTCCAGTCATCTTGCCACCTTCGGAAAGGGCGACCCCCCGCATCTCTGCGACAGGCACCTGTTGAGACTTGATCTGCGGGATTGTCACGAATGACACCTCACCGATCGCGAACGGGTAGCCGGGCGCACTGTCGCGCTCCGTGCTTGCCCATGCCCGAATGTTCGGGCTGACGTACGGCACTTCGCCAGCGTCGAACGCTTCGGCCCATCGCGGCGACGTCAGGTCTAGACCACCGTAGATCATGCGCGGCGCAGGCTGCTTGATGCCGTAGCCTGCCGCCTCCGATGCCGTCAGCACCCGAATGCGTCGCAGGTAGCCTGCAGCCGTGCCGTTCTTGTCATGCTCGATCGCGACAGCCGGGGCGAAGTCCGCAAGCCACCGCTCCAGCGATTCGACGGCGTCGTCGAACGTGAAGCGCAGGTTGTCGGGGTCGGTCGCGTCAGCGTCGAAGCGCCACTCCATCCCGTGCGCGAAGATCGCCCCTTCGGGGATCATGGACACCCATCGCAGGTCGCTGTCGTCGCCGAGGGCAACCGACTGCGTGCGGACTTTGTAGCGTGCAGATCTCATGCCCCCACTTCTGCACCGCTCCGATCCCCTTGCCTAGCCCCCTGTAGTGCGGTAGCGTGCCGCTAGCGGGCGAAGCAGCCCCCTACTAGCACCCGAACGGATCCCCTATGCTGACGCGCCGACAACGCATGATCCTTGACGCCATCCGTGCAGCACACGCGGCAGGCTTCCACCCCTCACCCGCACGCCTTGCCGAACGTATCGAACTCGGCGGGCGCCAGGCGATGCGTGCCGACGTCGGGCGCCTGATCGTCGACGGCGAAATCGTCGGCGTCGTCGAAGGGCGCGGCAGTGCGCCAACGCAGTACCGCCTGCGCGACTGCAGCTGCACCG